ACGGGCTCCTACCTCTACGGATCGAAAATAGGCTATGGGCCGATGGTTTCCATGAACGTTCCCGTCGTCGATTGCCGGCCGCTCTACGACTGGGCGGACTTCGCCAAGATTGATGCGGAGGGGCACGAGGATGTACTGCTCAAGTGCGTTAGCGATGAGCACCTGGATCACTTGGATCTTCTGTGCGAGCTCCGCGGCATGGAGACGGCGCTCGCGGTGCGCAGCCACTTTGCAGCGCTCGGGGCCACCATCTACAGCCAGAAACATGACTGGGAACCGGTAACCAAGGTGGAGCACATGCCTTTGCACCATACCGAGGGTAGCGTCTTTATTTCACGTCGCGGCGGGCCCTGGCAGTAAAAAGTCGGTCCGCTCGGCCCGTTCGGGCTGACTTTCTGATCCCAACCTATTGACAAGGTTCTGGAAAATCCCACTATACAAGGGGTTATTCCAGGAGATTGTCATGAAGCATAAGAAGGGTCCGACCAAGAAAGTTGACAAGCAGGCTGGCACGGGTGGCGATTCGATGAAAATCAATTACGCCCTCGGTTCGGGTTCACGTCCAGGCGGTGGGAAATTCAAGATCCCCTCGAGCATGCCGCCGGCTCAACAAAAGATCCGGGGTTGATATGAGTCGCATCGGGAAAGTCACCGAGGCCAAGCCCAATCAACAGAGCATGGGCGCCTCGGGCGGCGGTGAGTTATACGACGCTGACATCAGCTACCTGCCACGGCGTGGCAATGGCCGGGCGGGGGATTCCAAGCCCACACCACAAGCGGCGATCATGAAGCGCGGCAAAGGGAAACTCTACGGGAGCTATCCCACCAATCCGCAGAAGATGCGGGGGCGCTAGTGCCGATGGGGGGAAAAAGACCGGGTGCCGGTCGACCAAAGGGAGCGGTCAGCAAAGTCAGGCTTGCACAGAAAGCAGAGATTGCCAAATCAGGATTGACCCCGCTGGCCTACATGCTGCAAGTGATGCGAGATGAAAATGCAACACAGTGGCGTCGCGACTGGGCCGCTCTACAGGCAGCGCCTTACTGTCATTCAAAGCTGGCCAGCATCGAGCACACCGGTAAGGATGGCACCCCACTGCAGGTGAACCTTGTCATCTATCACAATCCCGCATAACTTCTCGCCACGATCCTATCAGCTGCCAGTGCTGAAGGCGCTCGATGCGGGCAAGAAACGTGTGGTGGCCGTGTGGCACCGCAGAAGTGGTAAGGAAAAGACCTTCATCAATCACACGGTGAAGTCGGCCTTTCAGCGGATCGGAACGTACTACTACATGTTCCCGACCTATGCGCAGGCGAAGAAGGTGCTCTGGGATGGGCTCGACCGGGAGGGTTTCCCCTTCATGTCCCACATTCCTGAAGAGGTGCGCAAATCCAAAAACGAGTCAGAGCTGCGCATTGAGCTCGTCAACGGCTCGGCAATTCAACTGATCGGCACCGACAAGATCGATTCGGTCGTCGGGACCAATCCGGTCGGTTGTGTGTTCTCCGAGTACGCGCTGCAGGATCCCAAGGCGTGGGATTACATGCGTCCGATCCTGCGGGAGAACAACGGCTGGGCAGTGTTCGACTACACCCCGCGGGGCAAGAACCACGGCTACGATCTCTATCAGATGGCCAAGGACAATCCCGAGTGGTTTGCTCAGATATTGACCGTTACCGATACTGGCGCAATTACCGAAGCGGATATCCAGGCCGAGCGTAACGAGGGGATGAGCGAGGAGCTGATTCAGCAGGAGTTCTACTGCTCATTTGAAGGTGTGCTGGTCGGCTCCGTGTTCGGCCGGCAGTTGCAGGCGGCGGAGAAAGAGGGGCGGGTGTGCGGCGTGCCCTGGCAACCCGAATTCCCGGTCAATACCTGGTGGGACATCGGCACGGGCGATCCAACCGCGATCTGGTTTACGCAGGACGTGGGCCGCGAGATCCACGTCATCGATTACTACGAGAACTCAGGAGCGGGTGTCGGGATCGATTTCTACGCGCGCTACTTGCAGAACCTCCCCTACGTGTGGGGCACGCACAATGGGCCGCATGACCTGGAGGCGCATTCTTTTGCTGCTGGGGGCAAGAGCACGAAGGAGGTTGCTTCCCAACTGGGGCTGAAGTTCCAGGTGGTGGACAAGGTGGACAAGCAATCGCAGATTCAAGCGGGCCGCTCGTTCATGAAGCGCTGCTGGTTTGATAAAGCGAAGACCGAGCGCGGGCGCAATGCCCTGATGTCGTATCACTACACTTGGGACGATAAGCGGAAGTCGTTTTCCGATGAGCCCTATCACGACTGGTCGTCCAACGGGGCGGACGCCTTCATGTACCTCTCGATCGGGCACAAGACGTTCGTGCCCAAGGCACAGGAACCATCGGTACAAATCATTCAGTACGACAAAGATTCTGCGGGGGTGGCATGGCTGGCGTCGTGACGGTGCGCTTTCACGAGCACGAGAACTACGATGTTAATCGCGATGAGCGCGTGATTATCTTCATTGCCACGACTGACAAGGGCAGCTACTTCTGTGAAGTGGTCGACAACGGCGCGAAGTCGATCCGTGAGGCAAGAAAAGAATTCAAGGATGCGGCAATCGATCTGATCCAGTCGGGTCAGCCTCCGTGTGAACTCACGTTTGAGACGTTGCACTGATGAGCGGGAATGAATTCCTCAATTTGTTCGGTGTAAATTTGCCGGCATTGATGGAAAAGCATCGCCTCAAGGACACGCTGGAACATGCTGGTCTAGTGCTGGATGAAAAGGATGAGGTGCAATACTCGCAAGAGTTTTCAGAAGAGTGTGAGTTCTGTAGGCGCATTGCTGAATTCAAAATAGGAGGCTGGTCATGTCCTGTACATCATTGGCCGACGAATAACGAAGACTGGCAAATCTGATGCCGCCCGTACCAGATAGTAAGACCGATCGCACGCCGACGCCGAAGGAGCACGACGAGGCGGATTCAAGCGAGTCTGAGAAGACCCGCGAGAACAAGGACGAGGAATTCCTGCGCATCGCGCGTAAGCGCTTCGAGCGGGTTTCATCGGCTGAATCGAACATGCGGCGTAAAGCGGTGGAGGATCTGAAGTTCAAGCAGGGCGATCAATGGCCCGAATCCATCAAGGCCGATCGTACGATGGATAAGCGGCCCTGCCTCACCATCAACAAGATGAAAACCTTTGTTCACCAGATCACGAACGATCAGCGGCAGAACCGACCGCAGATCCAGGTGAGTCCGGTAGGGGATCGTAGTGATCCACAGACTGCCAAGATGCTGAAGGGGCTGATTCGGCAGATCGAGAGGCAGAGCAATGCTGATATTGCCTACGACACAGGGTTTGATAGTGCAGTCTCATGTGGCTGGGGTTACTGGCGAGTCCTCACTCAATACGAAGACGAAGACAGCTTTGACCAGGTCGTACAGATCCAGCGGGTACGCAACCCATTTCGTGTATATCTTGACCCCGATCACCAGGAGCCCGACGGCAGTGATGCTAAATGGGGTTTTATCTCTGATCTCATTCCCCGCCACGAGTTTGAGGAGATGTATCCGGACGTTAAACCGCTTGCGTGGGACCAAGGCTCAACCGGCGATGAGTTCAAAAACTGGTCGAGCGAAACTCATGTCCGCATCGCCGAATACTTCTACTACGAACACGAAGAAAGAAAACTGGTCAAGCTAGCCAACGGACACGAAGGCTGGGAGGACGAGTTGCATGAAGAAGTGAAGGCACGTCTTGACGATGAGGATTTCGCGGTCGATCGGCGCACCGTGCAGACCAAGAAACTGCGCTGGTCCAAGATCACGGCGCATGAGATCCTCGAGGAAGAAGACTGGCTCGGCAAGTGGATTCCGATCGTCAAAGTGATTGGGGATGAGACCGAAGTAGAGGGCAAGGTCGACCTGGCGGGCCTGATTCGGGATGCCAAAGACCCAGCGCGCATGTACAACTACTGGGTGACGGCAGAAACCGAGCAACTCGCGCTGATGCCGAAAGCCCCGTTCATCATGGAAGAGGGACAGGTCGAGGGCCATGAGCAGCGATGGAAGCAAGCGAACAACAAAAACTATCCCTATCTCTTGTACAAGGGAGTGAATCTTGGAGGAAAACCGGCGCCGCCCCCGCAACGACAGCAGTTTGCGGGACCGCCCGCCGGAGTTGTCCAGGCCAAAATATCTGCGGCGCAAGACATCCAAGCTGTCACTGGGATCCGATTCGATGCCACCCTGCAAGAGCGAACCTACGACGAATCCGGAAAAGCCCTGCGAGAACTCAAACATACGGGAGATCTCGGCAATTTTCATTACGTTGACAACCTTGCGAGAAGTCTTCGCCACACAGGGCGAATACTCATTGACCTCATACCAAAAATTTATAACTCACCAAGAGTTCTCACGATTTTGCGCGACGATGACTCGGAAGATCGAGTCCATATTGACCCGACTCTCTCAACAGCGCACGGAGAGCGAACCGGAAGCGACGGCAAGACACAGAAGCTCTATAACCCCAAGCTCGGCCGCTACGACGTGGCAATCACCATTGGCCCCAGTTACGCTACCAAACGGGCGGAAGCCGGCGAGCAGATGATCAACTTCCTGAAAGCGGTGCCGACGGTGGCGCCCTTGGTCACTGACCTGATTGCCAAGAATATGGACTGGCCCGAGGCGGATCAACTCTATGCGCGCCTTGCTTCCCAGCTCCCTCCGGCGATGAATGCGCCCAATCTGAAGGACTTGGAGCCCAAGGTCAAAGCGATGATTCTCTCCATGCAGCAGGAGAATCAGCACTTAAAGCAAGAGAACCAGCAGGCCAAAGCGCTGCTCGGCGATAAGGAAGCCGACCGGCAGATTGCGCGAGATCAGATCAAGGTACAGGACAAAAAAGCCGACCATGACTTCGAGGCGAAGCTCACCAAC